TAATAGATTTGAAAGTTAAAGATATTCCAAGTATGACTGATAAAGAATTTGAGGAATATCAAAAAATATTAAAATATTCACAACCTAAAATATTTGATTATTTCAATATAGCCAAATCTTTGTGGATGGTGATAAATGAAAAAATAAACATTACCATTAGAAAAAACAAAAATAATTTACAAAGTAAAGAAGGGTTTTTTTATTTTGTAAAATCTAATGAAATTTATATGTGGAAATACACTATTAAAAAAGCGTATAAAGTAGAAAATCAATACCGAACTAAGATAGAATTAATATATAAAGGTGATAAGCAAAATTTTACAGTAACAAATATTATTTCGGAATATAGTAAAAGTATTAAAATCAAAAATGACAATAAATTTCCGGTTTTTGAAGTTACTTGTGATGAAGAATTTCCGTTGGATGAAACTTTGTTACCAATCTTCAAAAGAAAGATAATGACAATGATTGCTCAAACTAAAAAACTTAAAAAAGTTGACAATTATGAAAATAATGGATATATTTCAGGTTAAGATATAAACAATGGGTTTTAATAAAAGATACGTTAATATCGAAACAATAAAAGAAATTATTGACGATAAAGAAGAATTAAAAAGATATTTTACTAAACCTGATGTATTAATTTTCTCTGATAAATTATCAGAAGAAATTTATGAAAGATTTATGAGTAATGGTGATTATCGAAAATTATTAAAAAAATGATTATGGATGTAAAACTATTAAAAAAATTAAATCAACCAATTCATATAACATATATTTCACAATATATCTTTAAAAAAGATATGGATGAAACAAAAAAAATAATTGAAAAACTAATAAACGAAAATATAATAGAAGAGAGTGAATATGCTAAAAACTATTATGTTTTAAAAAATAAAAAAAATGAGTAAAACAATTGAATTTAAACAGATTGAACCACTAAAATCTAATAGGTGGATTATTAAACTAAATGGTTTAAATGTTGACCCATACCTTTTCAGAAAGTATAAAATTTATAATGAAGGTGAAGAGATAATATTTAAAACAGATTTTTTTGAAACCGTCCAACATTCTTACAATCCAAAAGATATTTTTAATATTGAGGATATTATCATTGAGTACTTAGACCCAATTGGTGATGTTGTAAATGGATTAACGTTTAAACCTAAAGGGATTAATTTTAAAAGAGAACATTCTTATTCTGATAACAAGTTGATGATTACAAAATTAAGAATTATTATTGACACTGAAACATTAAAATTATTAAATAAAACTACTGAAAATGGAGAATAAAGAACAAGTAAATCACCCAAGTCATTATGGCGGCGCGGAAAACGTATATGAAGCCATAAAGGTTATTGATGCTTGGGATTTGGGATTTTGTTTGGGAAATACTGTAAAGTACATCTCAAGAGCAGGAAAGAAAGACCCACAAAAAGAATTAGAAGATTTGAAAAAAGCTAGATTTTATATTGATTGGGAAATTCAAAAATTGGAAAAATCTAAAAATATTTAATTATATTATAATTATTTATTACTTTTTGATAAATTATCTTTAGCCCATAAAGGTTGTAGATTAGTATAATGACATAATTTGTATAATTCTTCTTCTGTATTTGCTGAGGATAATGGTACAATATGGTCAATGTGTATATGAGAACCCATTAAATCCCAACACATACCATCTGTAAATTTGTTTTCTAAATACTTTTTTAGGTTTTCTGGCGAACATCCTACAATTTCAAATGACTTACTATTTTTTTTATAGTTTTTTTGTTTTATGTATTTATTAATTCTATTTCTAATGTATCTGATTGTTCTGAACAATGGGTCTGATTTTCTCCTTAGTTTATCTTTTTCAGATAATAATGTTCTATTTTTTTTTCCATATTCTTTAGCTCTTTTATTTAACTTTTCTTTATTATTTTTATGATAAATTGATTTTGTTATTTTATATTTATCTTTATTATTTTTATAATATTCTTTAACTTTTATTAAAATATTATCTTTGTTTTTTTCATAATATTGTTTGGATTTAGATTTGTATTTATCAAGATGTTTAATTCTGGTTTTTTTATTTGAGATTGATACTTTTTCAGGATTTTTTAACCGATATTCACGAGATTTAATTTTATCACATTCTTTACATATTCTATTTAAGTTATCTTTACTGTTTATATTTTTACTAAAGTCGCAAATATTTTTCTCTTCATTACATTTTTTACACTTTTTTTTCATCGTAATATTTTTTTAATAATAATTCAATTAATTTTGATTTATTTAACATATCAGATTCCATTTTATTAAAAATTAAAGGATTTAAACTAATTGAGAATTTTATTTTTTTTTCATCGTCTTTTTTTCTTGGTTTCATTGTGAATTTATAATATAAATATATTAAAAGTAAGAAAAGTCATACTTTTCATATAAACTTTTTAATTTATTTAGGTTATTACTTTATTTTGTGTTTGACAATAAAAATTTTTATAATTAAACTTATTAAAAATATGAACGCACCTGTAAGATATTATGGAAGTAAGGGAGGGTTTTATAATAAAATTATTGAACATTTTCCTACTGATGGGTATGATACTTATGTTGAACCTTTTGCCGGAACGTTCATTGTTGGTTTAAAAAAACCAATAACCAAGATAGAAGTTTACAATGATTTAGAAAAGAATATCTATTCATTATACAAAGTAATATCAGACAAAGAACTATTTCAACAGTTTAAAGATAAATGTGATTTAGTTTTTTACTCAGAAGATATTAGAAAAGAATTTAAAGAAGAACTAAAAAAAGACTTGTCAATTGTTGACAGAGCATTTTACTTCTTTTATGTTAATAGGACATCACATAATGGAATTGGGGGATTCTCAATGAATACACATGTGAGAAGAAATATGAGCAAGGCGGTGTCAGATTTCCTTTCTGCGATTGATAGACTACCTGAGTTACACGATAGGTTATCCAAAGTAATAATAACAAATACAGATGGAATAAAACTTATTGAAAAATATGATAACCCAAATACTTTAATATACTGTGACCCACCTTACCATTGGTCAACTAGAACAAGTGCTAGATATGAAGTTGATATGGATAACATAAGTCAAGAAAAATTTATTGACTCGGTAATTAAATCAAAATCGAAAATATTAATTAGTGGTTATGATTGTGAGTTATATGATAAATTGGTTAATAATGGGTTTACAAAACATCAATTTGATGTGAAGACCATTGATGGTAATTTCGAAAGGAAAACAAAAGTTGAAACTGTTTGGAAAAATTATTAATATTATAAAAAAACAAAAAAAATGATTGAAAATTACATTGGTAAAATTTTAAATGGGGATTGTATTGAAGAGATGTCTGAGATGCCGGAATCATCTGTCCATTTGGTATGTTGTTCACCACCATACAATGTTGGAATACCTTACGACACACACATCGACAATATTCCGATGGATGATTATTGGGATTGGACTGAAAAATGGTTATCACAATGTTATCGTTTATTGAAAGATGATGGTAGGGTTGCTATAAATATTCCATTGGAAGTTAATGTTCAGGAAAGGGGTGGTAGAGTATTTTTTGTATCTGAATTTTATCAGGTTATGAAGAAAGTTGGGTTTAAATTCTTCGGTATTATTGATTTGGAAGAAGATAGTCCACATAGAAGTAAAACTACTTCGTGGGGTTCCTGGATGAGTCCATCTGGTCCTTACATTTACAACCCAAAAGAATGTGTTATTTTAGCGTATAAAAAACAACATGTGAAAAAAGTTAAGGGTGAACCACAATGGAAAGGTGAAAATACCGTAACAGAAGAAGGTAAGAATAAGGTGGTATATAAAGATGAAGATAAGAAAGATTTCATGGAATTGGTGTTTGGACAGTGGAAATATCTCAATGACAGTAGACCATTAACTAAAGCGACTTTTAGTATGGACATACCGACTAAAGCTATTAAAATACTTACGTATAAAAATGATATTGTGTTAGACCCATTTGCAGGTTCTGGTACTAGTTTAGTTGCCGCAGAGATATTGGACAGAAGATGGATTGGAATCGAACTATCACCTAATTATGCTGATGTTGCTCAAAAACGGGTCACGGTATTCAAGTTAGAAAAATCACAACAAAAAATAAAATTTGAAAAAGAGGTTATTTAACCTCTTTTTTTATTTTAATGATATTTATAATAAAAAAATCAAATGTCTAAAAGAATATTAGTATCAGAAGAAGAAAAAAGTAGAATCCTAAACTTACATGAGGATTTCAAAAAACAAGTAATAAAAGAAGATGATATT